CGATATGCCATTTGCGGCAATCAAGATTACTAATCTGTTTTGTGGGCATCGGATAGGTCATTGTCTTTGACAAGTGTGGTTTATTTATAAGACTTTTTTTATAAAAGTCAACAGGCTCACCTGGAATCGAACCAGGAACACAATTTTAGAAGAATCGGGTTATATCCTTTTAACTATGAGCCCATGAGACTATTATATCACTCCTTAGGGCAGTCGTCAACCCATGGAGCACACAATCTCATTTCACCTCCAAGAACTGATTGGGCATAAGACCCGTCTGGTGGTTTCTCTGAGTATCGTGGTGAAGGTATTTTAACCTTTCCATCGTCTCCCGTCAAGCGTTCATATTCTGCGATTGCTCTATCAACATCTCTATGAACTCTTCGATCAAGTCTCTCTGGATTTTTAATTACAAAGTCGTTGAGAATTGTTTGAGGAAAATATCTTCTCTGAACTTCGTCAAGTAAATCCCATATATTATTCTGAGATATTCCAGTACATTGGGAAAGTGTTGCAATGATAGAACTCAATACGATTCCTATGATTGCATACTGCTTTATATCTGGTTTCTTTTTTCCGAAGTTAAAATTAAACATAAGGGGGGAGCAATAATACTCCCCCTATATATCAACCTGCTGCTGCTTCCTTACGGGCAGTCTTTTCAACAGTGATTTCGTTACGACGAGTCTTTACAAGTTTAGAGATTTCTTGAAGTGCTTTACGAGCACGAGTTCCTGCAGCACCATTGCCTGCAGTAAACTTTTCATCTTCAACTTGCCACGCAGTAACTGCATCCGTGATTTGTTGTACTGTTTCTGACATAATGTCTCCTTTAATATAAGTATGTGTTTATATATGCAAGAAAAGGGAGGAAAAAATCCTCCCTCAACAAAATCAGACTTCTACTTGAACTAGTCGAGAAGCATAATCATGGGCATATGAGGTTCTGGCTCCATGAATGCCCCAACCAATCCAACTGTACGCATCGTTCATATAAGAATAAATTGAGCGACCATTTTTTTTCATACGGTCTTCAATTCTTCTCCATTGAACTTCGTTTGTAAGGTAACGAAGTTGCGTTTGAAGTGATGATGGAGAACCACCATACTTCTTAGCAAAATCACCCAATCCATAATAGCGATTCGCAGATGTCCATTGAATTAGACCATAACCGCCGTAGCAATTACGATAATTCGTTCTGCTACCACCTTCGCAAATATTAGACTGAAATGTTGATTCCTGCTTAATATTACCCATGATGGTAGCAAGGGCGTTTTTATCTGTAATTCCAATGTCCTGAAAATAATCCAGGGCTACATTTTCATTTTCATTACACCCTTTACAAATTAGCCTTTTATCTTTTGACTTATCGGGAGCAACCTCTTTGGTCGCTGTCTGTAATGTAGGCTCCTCTTTAATAATTGAAAATGGTGGCGGGGCACTCAAAGGAGGAGGAAACATGCTAGGCAGTGTTGCCGAACTGGTTGTAACCGATGCCAAGAGAGGCAGGGCTACTGTAAAGAAGTTTTGCATTAAGGTTAATTGAACTCTACATCCGTATAGAAGGGGGGTATACCAACCCTCTCGGGGGGCACCTTCCACGGCTCTAATGTCACATCAAATTCTCATGATGTTATCCCTGTGTTAGGGATTTTCCATAATAAGTTATTATTTATTTTTTGTCAAGTGGTCCAGTTTTAAAAGTGTCCTCCATAAATACTTACAGTTCTATAAAACAGAAAAATGAAAAGACTTCTTTTAGCCTTTTCGTTATTCTTAACTACTCCTGGTTTTGCAGGTGAAATTACATCAAGAATCACTGATTCCGTTCAATTAACAGTACAGGGTGCAGCGGTACAAACAGAAAGAATTGGTAGTTCCTACGCAGTTGGTGGAGCCAACATTGGTGTTTCGGCATTGGGTGGATTGACTGGTGGTACATCAAGTGCAGCAGCAACAATGAGTGCTGGTACTTATACTATCAATAATGATGGTCAGGCATTCTCATTTACAGAATCACTAACTGTTGGAGACAGTTCAGTATCTTCTCAGACAGTTACTAATGGTGCAATTACATCACCGACTCTGTACGGTAAGAATACCACACAACTAGCAGGTGAAAAAGGTACTCTTGCGGGTACGATTGATACCTCTACAGGTGCTCTTACAGTTACTGGTGGTGGTGCAGGAACCACTGCTATTGGTCAGCGTAGTTCAGAACTGAGCGTATTCAAATGAAATATATCCTAGCAGGCATTTGTCTGCTAGGGTTTTCCTTACCATCCCTAGCGGCGCCAGTTACACCAAACTTTACTAGTGGTACTGTAACTTCTCATACTGAATCCACCACAACAGTAAATGAAGTCATTAGACAACAAGATTTCCAAACTGGATTTAGTTATACAGTTACTGGAACAAATATCAACATTCCAGGAACTCCAACTCTTGGAGCAGGATATTCTATTGTGAATCAAGGACAACCATTTCAGTTTTCAGAAACTTATATGGGTCCTGGATTGATTAAAGATACGACAGTCAATAGAACCACGACAATTCAATCTGTTACAGATTCAATGTCAGTATTTACGCAGTAAGATGAAATGCCTACGAATCGTCCTTGCTCTAAGTGTATTTGTTCTCCCTGCGTATGCGGAGGGAGATACCCCTGTAACCGCGATTGCAAACCCACAGGCAACATCAACAGGAAGTGTAACCAACCAGGCAGTACAGGTGCTACAGGGTCCATACGTGACCAATTCCTACGGTGGTGGAGTAAGTTGTCAGGGACCAACGTTTAATCTTACTCCCTTTATGACAACATCTAAAAGTGGTTCAAGACCTTTTGAAGCATATGCAGATGTGGATAATGACCCAACCACAGGAGTAAATGGAATGGAGAGAACAGGTCAGAAAGATAGTTTTTCAAATAACTTTGGACTATCAGCTACCTTATCGTTTCCATTAGATGGTGGATTGCAGGAAAGGTGTAAGGCAGCGGCAGATACTTGGACTGCTAGACAAAGAATAGAGGCAGATAAGGCACGATTGGACTTCGAACTTGTAAGATTGCTTAAGTGTGGGGAGGCAATGAAGAATGGGATTTTCTTTAATCCTGCTTCTCCCTACGCAAAGATATGTGCGGATGTTTTAGTGATTCAACAAAATCCTTCTTCTGGCGTAACTTATCCGCTTTCTGCTCTTTCTTCAAGAGTTTTAAAGTCTTCTTATCCAGTTCAGCAGCAAAAAGTAATTGAGTCTCGTAAGGCGTCAGATCTCGGTTCAACAATTGTTTCCCCCGAACAAACGTCTGCTCAATAATAGGTTTTAAAACTTTTACCAACTGTTCAACCAAAGATTTGCCAATAAGAGCCGCAGCAACAGAAGCAGTAGCAGTGGTGCCAGATAATACAACCGTTTCGGTGGATGGGACTGGAATTGTCCCGATATAAGGAACAGTAATAGTCGGAGCATCTATTTTTGGTACTGATGGAGCAACTTGACTTTGTTGTGGAGGTTGAGATTGAGGGACTTGTTTTAGTGCATCACTAATACCTTTAAGATCTGGAAGTGCTCTGGGTTTATCAAGTATTTCTTCTTCTTTCTTTGGTTCCTGTTGAGGATTAATCATTCTCCTAAACTGTTCGGTTGTAGGAGCATCAATAGGTTCATATTGTGGAATACCATCTATAGGAACATCCACAACAGGTATTGGAAGTGTCCTATTAATTGGTACAAGAATAGGTGGAGGTTCCAGATTACGAATGACTGGAACATCCACCCTTGGTGTTTCTATACTATTTGATCTTATATCAGGAATTTCTGGTACGTTTGGCATCTAACTCAGCAAAGTTTTTCTTCTTTGTTCCACCATCATAAGTCCAAGCATAACCCTCAACAATCATTTGATCGTTGAGCGAATTGTCTTGGTCGTTAATGAATAGATGTCCGATAATTCTTCCATACTTCTCTGTACTATCGGGGAGTTCGGTTTTGATTAAAATGTTCTTAGCATTTTCTACTTTATGCTTAAGCCATTCTTTTGCTTCTAAACCATACTTTTTCTCATTTGCATCAGATGTTCTGCTCTCTGGGGTATCGACACCAGCAAGACGAATTCTTTTCTCTAATGCAATATCAAATCCCAAATCAATAGATGCATCAATGGTATCACCATCAACTACTTTTAAAATTTGTTTGATACGATAGATGTATGGATCTTTTAAGGACATCAGAATGGTAACTGAAACTTCCCTGTATTTAGTTTAGGAATGGGTAATTTTTCAAATGCCTTATTAACTTGCTTCTCTACAACAGCACCCACAAAGTCCTCTGGATTGTTGAGAATTGCTTCTGCTTTCTTATAGGTTACATAAGCACCCACACAAAGAGCACCACTCAGAACCAAACTTAATGTTGAAAAAACTACTGCGATGTTTTTCATTTTAGTAACTTCTCAATTGCGTTGTAGTAATAGACGGCATTATGATCTTCAACACCATCAAATCTCTTATCATCATTATCTTCTAAATGAATTTCATCATGAGTATGGGTGTACCCATTAATCCAAGGTGGTGTAGTTGGAATAACATCATTTCCATGAACGAAACGAAGATGTTCTACATTCTTCAACCTATCCTTGAGTTTTCTACCACCAGGACGAGGAGAACCAATTGTAATGATCGCTAGATCTGGTGCAGATGGAAGCATAAGGTCTGCAACAACAGTAGCAGTAGCACCACCAAGAGAATGACCAGAAAGAATAAGTTTTCTACCTTTCTCTAGTGACTCATAGTTCAGAACCAGTTCTGTGATGGTTCTGGTTGCATTATCTTTAAATCCCCTGTGAGTATCCTCACTACGAAATAAGAATTTTAGATTAGTCGCCCAATCTGATGTTTCGTTAGTTCCTTCAATAGAAAGAATACAATAACCTGGAATACTTTTATCTACAATGAAGTCATTCTTATCAGCATAAACTGCAACACAGTTCTTAACTGCCTTTAGGATCACTTCCTTTGGTAATATTGTGTTCATCTTGCATCTCCGAATGTGCTAACTTTAATATGTAGTAAATGCAATAACAGGTAAAAATTAAACCAGAACCAAGAATAATAAAAACTCCCCAAGGAAAATCAGTCATTATAATTTCCTGCCTCTTCTTTATGTATAAAATCTTTCAAATCTTTAACGTATTTTCTTAATATTTGTGCCTGTTCCTCATGCCAAAAATTACCCGTCTCCAAATGAAGACGGGTGTGATTATCTATGGCTTTGAGTATTTGATGTATTGGAGGATTCCAACACTCACGTTTGGGAGTGTTCCACTCTCGCGCCATAATACCTCATTATTTTTTCTTACCACCTTTTTTAATAGTTCTTTTATCAGGACGAGAATGTCCTCCTTTATGTATCCATTTCACCATTATTTTTTCTTTCCACCATTCTTTGCTTTCTTAGCAGTAGCATTGCCCTGATTCTGTTTAGAACCATTGGAACCTTTCTTACCTTTGTTTGCTGATTTTGCCATTATGCTCCTGTGCGAGGTTGAACAAATCCCTCACCTTCATCACCTTCCACCTTTGCTTCCAAGGCACCAACTCTTTGCTCAAGTCCTGAAGATACTGGTGCTTCCCAAACTGGTTCTGGTGTAGGTTCTACAACTGTCTCAGTTTTTGGAAGTTCCTTTTTTTCATCTTCATCATCTCCACTTTTCTTCATTGTATTAATACCAAAGGTAGCAGCAGAAGCTGTAAATACCGTAGCAATAAATGTTGGGTCCATTTTAGCAAACATACCAGCATAGCTTGCGGTAAGTAGTGCAGCACTCCAACTCAAAATCACAACACGAATTAATTGTCCCATACCATTTTCCGTTTTTTTATTCATCGCTCATTGGTCCTATGAGTGAGGTTTCTTTATTATTTAGTAATTAGAACCTAAACTTAACCTTAACAGCACCAGAAGTATTAGAAACAACACCATCAGTATCATAGTTACCTTCAACGAAAATCATTTCATTATAATTGATCGATGCTGATGCACTCAATACACTATCAGTGGCATAAGAACCATCAACACTCACACCAAACTTACCAAATTTATGTTTTAGTTTCAAACCAACTTCACCAATATGTGTAGTTTGATTTAATCCATCTACAGTTCTTGAAGATTGAATGGAACCAGTTTCAGTATAACCATCCCTATTAAATTGTCCTACAGTATATCCAATGTATGGAGAAACACCAGTTGTTGGGCGAACATACAATCTATTATGCAACCACCACTCATTACCATTTGGATTGCTTCCATTAGAGAATACTCCCTCAACTGTTCTACTAACGTTATAAGTATTCGTAGCATATCCAAAGTTAGTATTCAATGTAGTCCACTTGGAATATAATGCATTAAAGATACCGATATGATCTTTCTTCTGGGAAGAGATGCTATCAGTTCCATTTAGATTAATATTTACTTTGTTGTATTGAGCGCCAACAGTCCAGGTTGGTTTGATATCATATTCAAATCCACCACCAAATACTGTACTTGATGCCGTATACCCATCAGCATAAGAATAGACATAATGATTATTTGAGAATACTCTGAACTTCTCTTTGGTCTGTGATGGTTCTTGATCTAAAAGACGATTGATACTATTGTTAATTTTATCAAGAGTATCATATTGATCCACTCTACCGAAGTAATCTCTGGAAGCATATGCAACATCAACGGTTGCAGCACCAGATGTAACTTCAGTTGGATTTCCGTTTGGATATACTTTTGTATAAACGGGTGTGGTTGTGGTTGTAGTCGTAGTGTAGGCATTAACTTTTTGTGTTCCACTACTTTCTGATGCTGTGTGCTGAACTGCAGAAGCAGCAGCAACATCATAAGTTCTAGTCTTAACCCAGTCAATTACATTGGTTGGAGTAATAACCATTGTTCCAGCATTATCATCAGTGGTGACTGAAGTTACAACTGGAGTTCCATTAGTTGTAGTAGTAGAACCATCACTCCACGTTGTAACTGTTACTGGAGTTGTTGTGGTAGTAACTGTGGTTGTTGGAATAGTTGTTACGGCACTATCGGTATAATGAGTTTCAGTTTGATTACCATTTGCATCAGTTCCCATTACGTGTCTATGTGGGTTTCCTGATGTAGTTCTTGTACCAGTAGTGGTTGATGTAGTAACAATACTATTACCAGCAGCAGTTGATGTAACTGTTGGTGGAGGTGTTCCTCCAGTTTCATAAATGTCAAGAACACCATTTTGGTTAGCATCACCAGAAAGAGCAGCTGCTGAAAGACTAACTGTGCTGGAAAGAATGACATTATCCATAGGCATCCAGTTTACTGTTGGAGCACCTGCAGCATTGTAAGTAAACTGATAATCACCAGCAGAAAGTCCAGTAAAAGTTACACCCTGCCAAGAATATGAAGTTTGAACGTTAGGGTCGTAAGGAACCAATTGTGTTCCATCAGAAGTAAAATAGTTTGTTCCAGGAATCAAACCATCTGGCATCGTCTGCTGAATTAAAGTCCAGTT